CCGGTGAGTATATCGCTAACACTAAGCGTAAGGGCGGCAATGTCCCTGATGCGATTGAGAGTGTAAGTGTCAAGCATATAACAGGTAAGAATTCCAGGTTAATCTTTAAGAGCTACGATCAGAAGAGAAAAGCCTTTGAAGGTACCGAGCAGGATGTTATCTGGCTGGATGAAGAGCCGGACATAGGCATATACACAGAGTGTACAATCAGGACAATGACCACTCATGGGATAGTAATGCTTACCCTTACGCCTCTTCAGGGGTTGTCGGAAGTCATACTCCAGTTCCTCCCTGGGGGGAAACCACCTGAAGAGGCCTCACAGCGATATGTTGTCAATGCTACTTGGGATGATGCCCCTCACCTGTCAAAACACGATAGAGACGAACTGTGGGCTTCTGTTCCCGTATATCAGAGAGACGCGAGAGCAAAGGGAATACCTCAGCTTGGAAGTGGGGCCATTTATCCGATAGGTGAAGAAGAGGTATTGGTACCTGACTTTGAGTTTCCCGACTACTGGCCTCGAGTGTACGGAATGGATGTCGGATGGAACTGGACGGCTGCGGTGTGGGCTACACATGATAGAGAAAATGATATTGTTTATTTGTACTCAGGCTATAAGCAAGGGCAAGAGAAACCACCTGTTCATGTAAACGCTATCAATGCAAGGGGTGCTTGGATACCAGGTGTTATAGATCCAGCTTCTCAGGGGTCAAGCCAGAGGGACGGAGCAAAGTTAGTAACTGAATATCGTGACCTTGGGCTTAATCTATCCTTTGCGGAGAATGCTGTTGAGGCTGGTATTCATGCCACATGGCTTAGATTAGCCACTGGACGGTTGAAGATATTCAAGTCCTGCGCTCAATGGTTCGAAGAGTTCAGGCTATACCGCAGAGACGAAAAGGGGAAGGTTGTTAAGATCAACGATCACCTCATGGACGCTACGAGATACTTAATTATGAGTGGAATACAAAGGGCAGAGTTAATGCCTGTTGAGACATACGCAGCAAGGATGTATACAGACGAAGATCAAAGCTATGACATTTTAAGACATGGAATGTAGGAGATTGATATGAGCTTTTTATCAGGTGGGTCATCCCCTCCAGCAGTAGCAGCAGCTCCAGAGATACCAACGGAGTCAAGCGCAGAGGTTCAGGCGGCTAGACGTAGAGAAGCGGAGCGCATAAGGAAGTTAAAGGGTAGAAAGTCAACAATTTTAACAGGTGGCCAGGGAGCACAGGACGAGAAGAAAACACTTTTAGGGGCGTGACATGGTAGACACCAAAGCCGGGCAACTTAGAAAGAAATTCGGGCAACTGAAAGACATTCGTGATCCGTGGGAATCTCTGTGGACTGAAGTAACTGAACTGATAGCGACTAGACGTTCCAACATAGACGGAACCGAGACAGTGGGCAAGAAGAAAGGTATAATGGTCTATGATGGTACACCTGGTCAAGCTCTCCAGCTCTTTACTGATGGGATGCACGGCTACCTGATATCTCCTTCAATGCTGTGGTTCAAGCTCAAGATGGCACGTAGCAAACTTAACGCTATCCCAGAAGTTAAGGCATATCTTCAAGAGTGCGAGGAACAAATGTACTTCGCCTTCAATCGGTCAAACTTCTACGCGGATATGAGTGAATACCTCTATGATGGTGGGTCGATCGGAACGTCTACAATGTACTCAGAAGAAGACATGAACAAAGATCGGATAGTATTCTCATGCCGGCATCCCGGGGAAATCTACATTGAACAGAATAAGTATGGTGTGGTTGATACAGTCTTCAGGAACTTTAAGCTCTCTGCTCGTAATGCAGTTGATAGGTTTGGTAAAGATAAGTTAAGCATGTCACTCCAGCAAGCATATGAGAACAACCCCTATCAGAATTTTGATTTTATACATGGTGTGTTTCCGAACGAAGGCAGAGACATAACAAAATTGAACAGTGAGAACAAACGATTTACATCACGTTATGCTCAATCAGGTGAATCGGAACTGTGTGGGGAAAGTGGATATGATGTCAATCCCTATGCTGTGTGGAGATACCGGAAGAACTCGAAAGAGATATATGGTAGATCACCGGCCATGGATGCCATTGTTGAGGTATATGGACTCAATCAGATAGCAAAGACGATGATGCAAGCTAATCAGCAAGCCGTCGAGCCTGCTTACAATATACCAAAGGAAATGAGAGGAAGCGTTAGGATCGGACCCAGGGGGATGAACTACTACGGGGACACTGATAGGACGATAACACCCGTTCACAATGTTTCTAATATCCCCGCTGGATTGGAACAGCAAGATAGATTACAAGCGGCTATTGAAAAATACTTCAAAGTAGAGTTCTTTCTTATGTTGTCTAAGGCAGCCTTTGAAGGTAGGACATTAACCGTTCCTCAAGTCATGGAGATGCAGGGCGAGAAGGGGGCTATCTTAGGAACCACCATAGGCAGGTTACAAGGTGAGTGTCTTAATCCTATAGTGGATAGGGTGTTCCAAATCGAGTATGAAGCTGGAAGGATGCCAGACCCGCCAGATGTTCTATTAAACGAAGAAGGCGAGGATATCAGCGTTGAATATATGGGGCCATTAGCACAATCGCAAAAGAGACTTTTCCACTCTCAGGGGATCTTACAAGGGCTTGAGACAGCCGCGCCATTGATGGAACTCTTCCCCGAAGTAAGAGACAGGATAGACCCGGATGCAGTTATTGAAGAGTTGTTTGATTCGGCTGGATTCCCTCAGAAGGCTATCAGGTCAAGAGAGGACGCAGAAGGGATAAGGGCAGCAAGGGCACAAATGGAACAGCAACAGATGCAAATGGATATGATAGAGAGGGCGGCGAAGGTTGCCCCTGGGTTGGGTAAGAAAACAGAAAAGGGAAGCCCCCTGGCGGCGTTGGAAGGATAATAAGATAAGATGCTTAAACGCTTATTCCAAAAAGAAGAGAAACACAGTGTTTCACAGGATGATTACCTAAACCTGTTTTCTTCGTCTCAAGGTCGGAAGGTCTTATGTCATATGCTGATAGAGAACCACTTCTTCGATGAAGTGGAGAATGAAGAGGAAGTAATCAAGCGTAACTTAATGACAAGGCTTTTGAGAAACATGAATATCTTGAAGCCTGAAAATGTTCAGGTAATAGTTGATTCTCTGTTAGATATGGGGATTAATAACCGAAGACTAAAAAACGAAAAGGAGTAATATTATGGCTGACACTTCAAAAGCAGGAACTTTAAAGAGGGCTGGCAGCGGTAAGTATCCACGCAAGGGGATATTTGACATGAACAAGTATGACAGGTGGGAGATAGTACCTGACAGCGGTCAAGATATGGCTGGTATTCTGCTTGTTGACAAGGATACTGAGCTAGTACTTGTTAGCGGTACATCAACAATTACAATCTCTAATAGTTAAATTGGGACGCAGGGGCCTTAAAATAACCTGTAAATTTAGTGGAGATTAAGCATGGAAAACGATGGTTGGAGAGCGCAATTGTCAGAAGACCTCAGGGAAAACGAAGCATTTACCGGGTTCGATAAGATAGGAGATTTTGCTAATGACTATCTAACGACAAAGGGTAGTGCCTCAGAACTTCAGGGGAAACTTGATAATTCCATTCCAAAACTGGGAGAGAATGCAACAGACGAAGAGAGGGTAGCTTTTAAGAATTTGCTTCACACGGAATTGGGTCGCCCTGAAACAGCGGATAAGTATGAACTCACGAAACCAACGGATATTCCTGAAGGGATGCCCTATAGCGAGGATATAGAGAATGGCTTTAAAACAGCCGCACATAGCCTCGGCCTTTCTCAGAATCAGATGCAAGGGTTGTTTGGCTGGTACATGGCCGGATCAACCGGAGCTTTTAAGGCTGATGCAGAGGCACGACAGGCGGCAGCAGATGAGGGTATGGAAGCCATAAAGAAAGAACATGGCGACCAGTATCCTGAATATGTAAAGACCGTTGACAGGGCTGTTCAGCAATTCGGAGGTGATGAGTTTAAGAAATTCATGGATGATAGCGGGATGGGCAATAATCCTGCCATTGTCAAAACATTCTACAATATCGGGAAGGCTATGAGCGAAGACACTTTCGTTGATGGAAAATTCGGCGGTAGTGACAGGAACTTGGGGACGGATGGGAAGGCTGTATTAGACTTTCCTAATAGCCCTGGTATGTAGCCCTTCCTTAAAGGAGGTTTTAGATTATGAGTACATTAACAGTACGAGGACAGCTTACTCTTCTGGAGTTGGCTAAACGAACGGCGAATAAGGAGCTGCTTACCATTGCGGAACTTCTTAACGAAACAAACGAGATGTTGGACGATGCTGTATGGGTAGAGGCTAATCAGCTTACTTCCCATGTTACCACTCAGCGTACCAGCCTTCCTACTGGTCATTTCAGGTCGATCAATGAAGGTGTTGAGGGAGAATCTTCCAGTACGAAGCAGATTGTTGAGCCTATGGGTATGCTTGAGGCGTATTCCACGGTGGACAAGAAACTGGTAGACATCGCGCCTAACCCTGCTGAGTTCAGATCAAACGAGGACAAGGCGTTTATTGAGGGCCTGGGGCAGACGCTTCAGGAATCCATCATTTACGGGAACAGAGTAGACAACTTCAAGGAGTTCGACGGTTTTTCTGTAAGGTCTGATTGGGATGCCATAGCAGACTCTTATGTTTATGGTGCCGGTGGAACCGGAAACGATACTACGTCTGTATGGCTGGTTCAGTGGGGTGTTGATAAAGTTCATCTTATTTACCCTAAGGGTTCTCAGACGATGGGGATCAAGCGTCAGGATCTTGGCGAGCAGACCGTCTATGACGACTCCTATAATCCCTTCCAGGCGTACAGAAGTCATTTCATGGCTGACTGTGGGCTGGTTGTCCGGAATCCGCGGAATGTTCAGAGGATTGTCAATATCGAAACCTCTGGATCTTCTAACATTCTGGATGATGATGATCTAGTAAAGGCACTCAATCAGATGACACAGAGAGGACAGGGCGCGGTAATCTATTGTAACCGTACCATTCTTTCACAACTCGACATACTGGCGAAGGATAGAAGCAATGTATCCTACACCAGTGCTGAAGTTTTCGGAAAACAAGTAACTCTCTTCCAGGGTCATCCGGTTAGACTGGTTGAGCAGATTCTTGATACCGAAGATGCAATAAGTTAAGGGAGGTAATTAAAAAATGATAACTGATAAAAATATGATGTTCTGTGAAGATCAAGCATTGTCTGTTAGTGCTACTTCGGTGATATCTGAAAATGTGATTGATCTTGGGGCGGCGGGTCTGGACATAGGAGCAGGAACGCCGATATATTTTAATGCCATAATAACCACTTTGTCCACTTCGGATTCAAACACGCTTATCATTGAACTTCAAGATGGTGCGACTGATGCGGCGGGTGATGATCTTCTTGAGTTTGCCTCGTTTATTCCGCATACAACCGGACTCAAGATCAAGTGTCCCCTTCCTTCTGATGTTGCGCGTTATGTCAGTATGTATATGACGGCATCGGCAACTCTTACGGCAGGGAAGATCACAGCCTTCTTGAGTCTGGATTAAGGGGGTGAAACATGAAGTATGTATGTAAAACTAAATGTTTCATTAATGGCAAGCTTTATAAACAGGACAAGTTTTATGAGTTTGCCAAAGATCCCAACAAGCACTTTGAGTATGTTGGTGCAAAGGCACCCGTAGCCAAAACCGGAAGACCACCCGGAAAGGGTAAAGCATTAGGGATAGACTCAATAGTTTAATGAAAACCCCTGACGCCCGGAACAGGGATTAGAACTCCGGGCATTTAAAGGAGATTATAGCGATGAAGAAACTTAGAATATCAGCATTAGTCTTTTTG